TAAGAAAAAAGAAAAACTAACAGGTACTATAAAAGATTATCCGTTAGTTGAAGTAAAGTGGAAAGACGCAACTGGTGAAAGTGGTTGGATGGATATCAATAAGGCAAAGATATCAAAACCTGCTGAACCTGTTTCGTTAGGTTATAAACTTTTTCAAAGTAGAGAAAAACTTATAATCTTTACAGATTATATCGTAGATGATGAAGACGGAACACTTACGGTAGGTAATGTGACAACTATACCTGCTTCTTGGGTTCAAGATGTGACGGAGATAACATTTAAATAATATGGGTATAACAATAGAAGTAAGAAACAATAATATAGAAAAGGCCATAAGAGTTTTAAAAAAGAAATTAACTAAAGATGGTCAAATGAAAGAATTAAAAAGAAGACAATATTATCAAAAACCTTCTGCTATAAAAAGAGAAAAGAAAAAAGAAAATATTAGAAGGTATAAAAAAGAACAAAAAATTAAAGCATTAAAGGGAGAGTTATAGAATTATGAGGTATCTTATGTTGTTAGTATCTTGTATGTTTAAATTGAAACAACGAAAGAAAAAGAGGAAAAATATAATGGCTAGAAAAACATTAGCAAAAAAAGTAAAAGTATTAAATCTTTTATCAAAAGGCGAACCTGTGACTTGGAAAACTTTAAGAAACAGATTTGACCTTACATCACCAAGAGCAATGGTAGATCAATTAAGATCAGAAGGCAATATGGTTTATATTAATAAGACCGACAAAGGTACGACATATAGACTAGGTACACCTACTAAATCTATTATCGCTGCTGGTATTAGAAAATTATACGGACCATTTAAATACGCTTATTCAGCGTAATTGGTTGTATAAATAGTAATGTTAGGCGACTCGTAAGTCCTGACATTATAAGAGGTAGAGTGTCTTCCGCAAAGACACCTAATTCGGTGATGTTTGGCAGTTTGTACTCCGTGACAAAAGAAACTGCCACTTTACGAGCCAATTGGCCTCCATAGTGCTGTAGATTGCAATGTTCTGGATAGAACCAAGGCAGTAAAAAGGATGTAAGATTCCGTAGGGTAATTTGGGGTGAGGCCTACCCAACTCGTATAAATAATAATGACAATGCCATAATGGGTTGTCAAAAAATAAACTTGCTTATTAAAGGAGGATATAACATGACAAATAAAGCACTTTCTATTTTTAATCAATTAAGACCAGTAACCATAGGGTTCGACAATGTGTTTGACCATTTTGAAAGAATGTTTGACACACAGTTTGATTCTATTTCGGTTCCTAATTTCCCACCATATAATATCGTAAAGACTGGCGATAACGAATATGATGTTGAATTAGCACTTGCTGGTTTCAATAAAAAAGATATTGATGTTACCGTTGAAGATGGTACTCTAACTATCAAATCAATTGTCAAAGAAGCAAAAGATAAAAAAGAGGACGGAGTAATACATAAAGGTATTGCTAAAAGATACTTCTCTAAATCTTTTAAAATCGCTGATGATGTTGAAGTTAAAGGTGCCGAACTTAAAGACGGTTTGCTAAAAGTATCTTTGGAGAGAATTATTCCAGAGAGCAGAAAAGCAAAAACAATCAGCATTAAATAATCTAATAGAGGGTGGCGAATTATTTTCGCCACCTGCTTGACTTACCTATCGTGATAAAGTATAATTATAATAAACAATTAATAGTGAAAGAAAATATATTATGAAATTAAATCAAAATACAATTGAAACTCTTAAAAACTTTGCAGGTATTAATACTAACATATTAATTAAACAAGGTGATGAGTTATCAACAATCTCAACAATGAGAAATATATTTGCCAAGGCTAAAGTTTCTGATAACTTTACTAATGAGTTTGGCATATATGATCTAAACGAATTCCTATCAGCGGTATCAGGTTTTAGTAAACCTGAATTGTCTTTACAAGATAAGTATATGACAATATCTTCCGAAGGTAGTAAATCAAAAGTTAAATATTTCTATTCTGATCCTTCAGTAATAGTATCACCAACTAAAGAAGTTAATATGCCAGAGGCAGAAGTAACCTTTAGTTTAACAGAATCAAACTATAAAGAACTGTTAAAGATGGCTGCAATATTAAAGTCGCCTGATTTAGCATTGATCGGTACAAAAGGTGGCGATATTGTTCTTAAAGTTTGTGATAAAAAAAATGATACATCAAATACATTTGATATTGTAGTTGGTCAAGGTGCAACAGCAGATTATACTTTCTATTTTAAAGTAGAAAATATGAAAATGCTAGATGGCGACTATGATGTTTCTGTATCATCAAAATCAATCTCACATTTTAAACATAAAAAATTACCTATTGAATACTGGATTGCTTTAGAACCAGACAGCACAATAACAAAGTAGGTCTGTAATGAATACAGATTTTTTATGGGTAGAAGAATACCGACCTAAAACTATTGAAGATTGTATCCTACCTGATTCTTTAAAAACTTTATTTTCATCTTTTATTAAAAAAGGTGAACTATCTAATATGTTGTTTTCTGGTACTCCTGGTATCGGTAAGACCACAGTTGCAAAAGCATTATGTGAAGAACTTAATTGTGATTGGATTATGATTAATGGATCCGAAGAAGGTGGTATTGATGTATTAAGAAATAAAATTAAAAACTTTGCTTCAACTGTATCACTATCTGGTGGTAAAAAAGTTGTGATATTAGATGAGGCAGATTATCTTAATCCACAATCTACACAACCTGCATTAAGAGGATTTGTAGAGGAGTTTCATAAGAATTGTAGATTTATTCTTACTTGTAATTTTAAGAATAGAATTATAGAACCTTTACATAGTAGATTTTCAAATATAGAGTTTAAAGTAAATCCAAAAGATAAACCTAAACTAGCAAGTAGATTGTTTGAAAGAGCAATCTTTATTCTAAAAGAAAAAAATATATCTTATGAGGATAAAGTACTTGTTGAATTGATAACAAAACACTTTCCAGATTTCAGAAAACTAATTAATGAATTACAAAGATATTCAGTAAGCGGTAGTATAGACGCTGGCATTTTAGTAAATGTATCAGATGAAAATTTAAAGACGCTAATAACTCATTTAAAAAATAAAGAGTTTAGTGATATGAGAAAATGGGTTGTCAATAATCTTGACAATGATCCTGTTAAAATTTTCAGAAAGATTTATGATACATTATATTCTAATTTAGAACCATCTACAATACCACACGCTGTATTGATTATTGCTGACTATCAATACAAGTCAGCATTTGTTGCCGACCAGGAGATTAATTTAGTTGCTTGTTTAACTGAACTAATGTCACAGGTCAAATTCAAATGAGTTATGAATTAAAAGACTATCTCAACTCCATAAACTTTAACAAAAAGAACTTGATGAATTCCGATGACAAGGAATGGGTCAAGAAATATCCTGCGTTTATTGTTAATAAAATATTGTCTGGTTTTTCAGATACTATAATGCTTGTTAATGAAGTAAATCGTAATCACTTTCTTGACAAGGATATGCAATATCAGTTTCTACTAAATAGTATTAGATCAAAGAAAAGGTTTAGTCCTTTTTTGAGAGCGAATAAATTGAAAGATATTGAAGTAGTAAAAGAGTTTTATGGATATAGTAATGAGAAGGCAAAGTCCGCTCTTGATATACTTACAAAAGATCAATTGAAATTGATTAAACAAAAATTATATAAGGGTGGGACCAAATGAATGAATTAGATAATGTCTGGCAACCAGAGAGTATGCTAGAAGTACAGTTAAAAGAACCTGATGACTTTCTTAAAGTCAGGGAAACACTTACAAGAATAGGCGTGGCTTCAAGAAAAGATAAAAAGTTATTTCAATCTTGCCACATATTACACAAACAAGGAAGATATTTTATAGTGCATTTTAAAGAACTGTTTGCTTTAGATGGCAAGTCAGCAAACTTTTCTGACAATGACGCTGAACGGAGAAACACAATTGCTCAACTATTAAGTGATTGGGGATTAATCGCTATATTAAATAAATCAATTGCTGAAAAGAAAGCACCTCTATCACAAATTAAAGTATTAAGTTTTAAAGAAAAGGGCGAGTGGGACCTTCAAGCAAAATATAATATAGGTAAAAAAGTAGAAGATGAAGGCACCAAAGTTTAGAGATTTTATAACAGAAGCAAAAAAAGAAAAGTATAAATTGCTTGTTATAACAGATGAACCAGAAAAGGCTAAAACTTTTCACACAGCAGATAGATTAAGAGAAGAGGCTGAAAAACTAGGTTGGGATTATTATCTTTATAAACTAACTGGCGGTTATACAACCTTTGATGATGGTGTTCGTAGATTTCATAACAAAGAAGATAAAAAAGGTTTTGTCGTAGATAAAGATACTGTGGCAATTATTAGAGGCTCTATAACTAGAAAAGATAGTTGGATGGACCTTGTATCTATGTTAGAAAAAGATGGTGTTTGTATAGCAAATAGCAGACAAAGTATTAGTGTTTGTACAGACAAGTACAGAACTTTTTTAAGATTGGCTGATTATGGAGTACCTCAACCTAAAACAGTTTTAATAACTGATCCAGAAAATTTAGAAAAATCAATAGAAGAATTAGACGAAAAGTTTCCTATCATAATGAAAACTTTAAGAGGATCAAAAGGTGTTGGTGTTCTTTTTGTTGAGTCTGAAAGATCATTGGATAGTGTTGTTCAATTAATTAATAAACAAGATGAAGACGCTGATTTACTATTACAAGCATACCATAAAATAGATTATGATGTTAGAGTTTTAGTATTAGGTGGTAAAATTTTATCTGTAATGAAACGACCTGTATTAGAAGGCGACTTTAGAAGTAATGTTTCCCAAGGATCAAAACCAGAAAAACTAGAACTAACAGAATTAGAAATAGAAACAAGTTTATTAGCTGCAAAAGCAGTAAATGGTTTATGGACTGCTGTTGATTTTTTACCTAGTAAAAATAGAACAAAAGAACCACCTTTAGTTATAGAGGTAAACTCATCACCTGGTACTGAAGGTATGGAAGAAGCAACAGGCAGAAATATAAGTAAAGAAATATTAGAATTTTTTAGTGATAAAAAGAATTGGATTAAAGTACCTAGTGAGTGTGGTTTTAAAGAGATAGTAAAAATAAAACCATTTGGTGAACTTGTTGCTAAATTTGACACAGGTAATTCTGGTATGTCAGTTATTCATGCTGACAAAATGAAAGTTATTGGTAAACAAGTTAAATGGACTCTATTAGATAAAACAATCACAAGCGATATTATTCGTAAGGAAGAAATATCAGTAGGTGGTTTAAGAGATTATGATGAGGATAGATATGTCATTAAATTAAATGTAGAATTTTTAGGTGGCATATATGAAACTGAATTTACTTTAGATGATAGAGAAGATAGAACACCAATTTTATTTGACAGAGCATTTATGAATAGAATGAATGTAATGGTAAATCCAAATAGAAAATATGTAGTGACTACAAAATATAGTTTAGAGTAATTGCTTTACAAAATATTTTAAATATGATATAATACTTAATAATGAAAAGGAGTGAATATGGCAAAAAATCATCAATCAGATAATCCACTATTTAAAGCATTAGTTAAAAAATATGAATCAGATATAGCAAGCGGATTTGCTACTATGATAATATATTTTGATAGTTCCGTCGGCATAGGCGAACATCCACAATTCATAGAAGAAATGGATAAACAACTTGAAAAAATATCTAACGCTGAGGAAAAGTTAGTAACCTTAAATAAACATTTTAATAATACACAAATATAATATATGAAATTCTATACTTCGGTATTGCCATTTCGTGGCAGACTATTGGTGCGTGGTGTAAACCACGATGGTAGCCATAAGAAGTTTAGAATAAATTATAAACCATCCTTGTTTGTCCCATCACAAAAAGAATCAAAATATAAAACACTAGACGGTCGTAATGTAGGCAAGGTTACATTTGATAGTATACCTGACGCCAAGAAATGGATTGACGAGTATAAAGATGTAAGTGGTTTTGAATACTTTGGTAATACAAGATATCAATATCCTTTTATTGCAGATCAATTTCCTGACAAAGTAAATTGGGATATAAAACAAATAAGAATATTAACGCTTGATATTGAATGTGAAAGTGAAAATGGTTTTCCTAATTCAGACGAAGCAACTGAACCTTTAATATCAATAACAGTAAAAGAACATACAACAAAAAAGATAATTGTTTTTGGTATGAATAATTTTGTAAATGATAGACCAGATGTTCGTTTTATAAAATGTCCTACCGAAAGAGAACTAATAGAAAAGTTTAAACAGTTTTGGTTAGAATATAATCCTGATGTTGTCACTGGTTGGAATGTTAAATTTTTTGATATGCCTTATCTTATGAATCGTTTTAGAAGATTAATGGGTGACGAATATATTTTACATTTTAGTCCTTGGGGAGTTGTATCACAACAAAGTGCTAGAATTACTGCTAAAGGTTTTCAAAAAGAACAAAACTATTGGGACATCATGGGTGTTGCTATATTAGATTATCTTGACCTATATCGTAAACATACATTTGTCAGGCGTGAAAGTTATAGACTAGATTATATAGGTGAAGTAGAACTAGGAGAAAGCAAACATGAAAATCCTTATGATACATTTAAAGAATTTTATACAAAAGATTATCAACAATTTATAGAATATAATATCCAAGATGTAGAATTAGTTGACAAGTTAGAAGATAAAATGAAACTAATTGAATTACACTTGACTATGGCCTATGAAGCAAAAGTAAATTATCAAGATGTCTTTGGTCAAGTCCGTATGTGGGATACAATTATATTTAATCATTTAAAATCTAAAAATATTGTTGCACCAACAGTTGGCGAAAGTAAAAAGTCTTCTAGTTATGAAGGTGCTTATGTGAAAGATCCTGTTGTAGGATTTCACGATTGGATTGTAAGTTTTGATTTAAACAGTTTGTATCCACATTTAATTATGCAGTACAATATATCTCCTGAAACTATGGTTGGTTATGAACCTAATAGAGTCAATGTAGAAAATATGTTGAATCAAAAATCTGATTTATCTGACCTAGATACAAGAACTATCACTCCCAATGGTGCTTTATTTAGGACAGATAAGCAGGGTTTCTTACCTGAACTTATGGACAAACTATACAAAGAAAGAGTTATCTATAAAGATAAGATGGCAAAGGCAAAAGCATTGTATCAAGAAACTGGTGATGAAAGATTAAAGAATGAGATATCTTCTAATTACAATATACAGTTATCAAGAAAGATTGCTTTAAATAGTGCCTATGGTGCTATCGGTAATCAATACTTTAGATACTTTGATGTAAGACACGCTGAAGGTATTACTATGGCAGGTCAACTTGCGATTAGATGGATTGAAA